ACGGCCGATACCGACCGCCTGTTCTGTAGTGCGCACGTGTACACCTATCGCGCTTAATAAGCGCGCATCCTGGCATCACGACCGGCGCGCTAGAAGGTGCCTTTCCCGGACGCTTACCTAGTACTATCTGTCACAATGGCATTATCGATACGGTAGCAACATTCATTTGCGAGGGTACTGCCGTTCGTGGTCACTGACAGATGAATAAATCCAGATGGAGGGTCTGTCGGATTGTCCCCGATACCATTTCCTTGTTCGCACATACAAGCAAAAACAATATCAAACGTACTAGTGTTGGCGGCAGTCGCCGTAACAGTGATTGGACCATTAGCTGGAGAAGTTTGTTTGTGCGCGCCTTCTTGATCGAAACCAATAATACTTCCAGATGGCATCTCTACAACCGTAATAGTCAGATGGCATCTCTACAACCGTAATAGTTCCATTTGCCGTTTCCCCGGTTGGCGTCAGGGTCACCGTTGTAACGCCTGTGCCTGGTGACAGACAGTCCCAAATCATTGCTTCGGTAAAACTATTTTGAACGCTGTCAGCGCGCTTGGTGTAAATGTTGCTTTTGTTATCTGTCACTGCCCATGTAACTGAAGATCCTCCCATGCCTACTGGACACAGAATGATAAGCGGTCCACCTTGCGAAGCGGTTATCGTGCAAGGGATTGAGGTACCTCCGCTTGCTTGAGCAGACTGTACTGTTTGAATTGGACTTACCATCTAAACACTCTCCATTTTAAAAATTAGTCCCGACTGTTCCTGATCCGTCGAGGGCACCCATGATTGCGCCGCCAATGCCCCCTGTATAAGCAGGGCTGGAAGGGTTGAGAGCAAAACTGGATACATTTACCGCGGATGGAGTAGTGGCGAACGGGCTTCCACCGCTTAGGCTGTTGGCATCAAATCCCAACGCCTTCCATGATGTATAACTAGTACTACTATTGAAGACCGGCGCTGTCGTGTAGTAGTTGTAATTCCACTGCGGGATCAGAGTGCTAGTGGGACTTGCAAGTTTGATGACCCCGTACTCGCTTCCGCTCCAAGATCCAGACTGTGTAATAAAAAGCGTGTTGTAAAAGCTGACCGTACCTCCTGATCCAGGACCAGGTGTATAGAACATTGGTTGAGTCGCGCTAGGACAATAAAATGTGTTGTTGTAAAGGCTATAGGCGCCGGTATAGGCGGTGACATCGCCGCCGTCGACGTACAGTCCGCCCATCAAGATGCAATGATGAATCGTCGTAGTGCGTCCAGTCCCAACGCAGCCTTCGTAATAGGACGCGTTGAAACTGTTACCGCTCCCCCCGCCAAAGGAACCTGCATCCATGTAGCAGTAGGAAATTATGGCGTCTTGGTTGGTATCCTTCTGCTGTACCGAGATGATGTTGTAGAACGTGCAGTTGGTTACGGTGAGAGCATTTGAACTGTAACTAAATACGCCTGGATATGCGTATGGACCAAAGCTGCTGCCACTCTTGGTCTGACAATCATGGAACTTACAATTGATTACCTGCGCACCAGTCGTCGCCTGGAATCGAATGCAGCCCGGGTTGTTGCTCGATACTCCAGTGGTGCTGCCGTAGAATTCGCAATTATTAATTTTTACATTGACGAACGGCGAACCTCCCGATTCTTCGGAGATGGCGCAATAGCTGAAATTGCGGATCGTCAGGCCGTCATACGTGATGTTGTCAGGATGCGGGACTTGGGTTGAAGTGTTCCCGTTCTGCCCCATCAGGATCGCCTGATCGAGTGTAGGGTTCGCACCTCCTGAAGGGTTGGAACAATCAATAATTGCCCAGCCACGAGAGTAAACACCGGATGAATTGCATGAACCAATGTAGGTAGGAGAACCTGACGTACCACCATCAATGTTCAAGAAAGGCTGATCAATCGTCGAATTCAAATACGAATAAATTGTGGTCTGCACCCCACCAACGGTGCCGTATTGAATCGGTGTTTGCGTTCCACCAATATCGCCGATGATTCCAATGTTCTTCCCTCGATAGGTTGATTGTTTCGAATTAAGCGCAGTGATTGACCAGGGACTAGATAACGTGCCAGCGTTGTTGTCATCACCATTGGGAGCTATGAAGAAATTGAAAATAGAAGGAGCGTTCGGGAGCGTGAAGACACCACTTCCAATTTCTAATACGTGGCCGCCTACCATGACTACGGTCATGCGTCTTCTCCCAAACGAGCCCAGACTTCGAGGCTGCGGGATTTGGGGTTAAAACAAATCATAGTCGCGTCGGCCCTGTTTGGACTCGTGGTTCCCTTAGGGGCCTTCTCGATTTTTACCTTCCCTGTTTCGTTGATCGAATACTCGATCTGCGACAACTCCATTTGCAGCGGTACCAACTCATCTAAGTTGGGGTCAATGCTGATTATGTTTTCAGGGTCCACATCCGGCATCTTTTCAACGACGGCTCTGTAGGTCTGTTCAAATCGCATCCTCAGAGACCACCATGCTTGGCTTTTGGCGTTCAGGAAGAAATCTTTGTTCTTACGTTTTGGCACCATTTCTTTTTCTGGTTGCCAAACTTTTCCGGAGGACTGAAACCCAGTGACATTGATTAACGGCTTTTCTGCCTTATCCCGTTCTTCGTTAATTTTGTTGGCGTCCCCTCGAACACCAGACCCCAGGCCATCGGCGTCGTAGGTCAGGGACTTGAAACCCAATTCGTCACAAATTGAGAAAGCCTTCAGAGTGGTTTTGTAAAGGTTCGAATCTTTTCCACTCCACGATTTCAAATATTGGAGTTCGATCCCGTACCGCGCTGCCAAGCAATTTGAGTCGGCACCTTGATCGCTAACATCTAGCGCTGCGTATCGTTGGCCGGTAGGTTCAATCCCTAGTTTTGCTGCGGCACCAATTGCAGCGTTGACCCAGGCAGTGGGAATTAATTGCCCCGGTACAGAACCGCGATAGTCGAGGTCTATTTCGCTAGCGACAACAACAGGATCTAATTCTCTGCACTTCTTTTCGTACCATGCTTGATCCTTCCTTGGATCGTCCCTCCAATGCATGGTGAACACAGAAATGTTCCCCGAGAATCGCTTCTTGGCGAATGGATTATTCAAGCCGTTAACCGACGACATATCAATCCTGCAATTGGTTGTTGCAGACAGGGATGCTTCGATTAGGTCTGGGTGCTCTATAAACGCCGCTTCATCTACGAAATATATGGATGTGCGGCCGCCCCTACCTAGTTGCTCTCCGGCCTCGCCAACGATTGCGCTTTTGGTCTCCGGGAAATTGAGACGCATGCTGGCGGAAGTTTCTTTGTCGAGAGTCCAACCACTGCGGAACTCGATAGGAAGATTCAGCAGGAACGAACGGGCTTTATAAAATAGGGCACTGGGATCGCCGCTCTTATCCAGCAAGTCTTCTTTCCGGCTTCCGATGCCAATGGTTAACCCTTCGTGAAATAGGCACAGGGTGCAGCTCAGGGCCATTGCAAGCCAGCTCGCGCCGACGTCTCTGCTCTTTTCAAAGATCCCAGGTTCGCCCGCTTTCCACCGGTCCAGTACCCAATGGATGAACTGCACCTGCTTTGGAAAAAGCAAAAACGGGATTGTCGTAGTACGCCCGAGCGCTGGGTTGCGAGGATCCTCAGTACATCCAAAATCATTGATGAACTGAGCGGGGTTGTCTTTGTAGAAAAGCTTTATCGCAGGAAGCGCAGAAGGATTTGTTCTCAGCCGCTGTAAACGTTCGGTTCGTTCTTTAATAACAGAAACGTATTCTGGATTCTTCCAGTTAAAGGCGATCAATTAGCCATGTATGCACTCATTGTGAACCTCCGTTTTTTGCGTCATGCCTTATTGTCCATATCTAGAAATGCTGCCAGCATCGCCAGCGGTTAAAGCGTTTATGGCATCTTCCGAAGTAATCGTGGCGTCTACAGAAAGACATAAAAGTTCGCTGTACCAATCGTTCCCGCGTGTATCACCTTTATGTTGAACTCGCATCACGTAGTAAAGCCCATCCGCAGACGTCTGTACCTGTTGGGCCGTTAGTTGATTCGACCCCAAGGATGGAAGATCCAAACTTCGACGGAAGGTATTAACCCCAACCGTTAGCTGCACAAGTTGCCCAATTTTTATGTTGGGATTGAGCAGAGTGCGAATAAAGATTCCTTGCTGCTGTTGTTCCGGAACTCCTACCAATCCTGTACTGGCGGAGATTACGGGGATTGTTCCAGTGCTAGCGATAAAAGACGTGTAAGGAACCATCGTCAATGCGCTATCTTGAAGACTCCATTTACAATCGTTTTGCCAAGCAAATTCTCTTAGTTCATCTCTGGTATTTCCATAAAGGACTCGCCCTCTAATGAGTTGGTTGCTTGGAAGGTTCGGCAGGTATCCTTGGGTTACTCCAAACTTCTGCATTGTATTCAGCAGAAGATTGTAGACTCCATTCTGATTAGTTCCGGCTGGAACAGACGTCAGTACAGGAGCGAAGTAATAAGCTTCGTCACCGTCGGCGGCGGTGATATCTACGTAACTATCTAAAGCATCAAGTCGTCCAAGTCGGTATTGCTTGATGGTGCCCTGAAAAATCAGAGCTAAGTTTCCCTGATATCCAGCCGAGAGACTTAGCGTCGTAAATTCGGGTTGCCCAATTTGTATTGCGGTAGCATCAGATAAGTTGTAGATCCTTACGTCGCACGAGTTTGGAGTTTGGATATCCCCTCTATGAGTGCTGAATACAACTTTGAAATCAGCAAACTCCAATCCTTCGCCGTTGTCCTTGGCGACAATGCAACTAAAAGCACGAATATATTGCTGAGTCATTTAAGAAGCCCCCGTTCTCCCATCGAATCGGATATGGGGCCAAGGGGACGTCGTAACTCGTACGTACGATTACTGGTAGCTGTCTCGTCAACTTTCACGACTGGTTCACTTGCATAACGAGGTTTCCTCTGACTGACAGAAGGTCGCAAGCTGCAGTTGCACGTCGATGTTTTATGCCCCACGTCTCGATCGGCTGAACGTAGTGCGCGGAACGATATATAACGCGCCTTCAAAATCATTTTCTCGCCCAAAAGTCTGCATTGGCCTTTTGAACGGCGTCGATAGCAGAAGCATTTGCATCCCGCCAACTGCGCAGCTTACGGCCACCTTTTGAATTGCAGGCGATGTTGTCCTGGGTGCCAGTGCCTTCAACAATGGCCTGGCCTTCAACTTCTTCCTCATCTTGGTTTTCACCGCCAAATTGCAGGCCTAGGGGTTCGTTCTCACCTTCAGCCTTAGAGGTTGCCAATTCATTGCCATAGTCGTCATCCAAGTTCTTCAGGATTTGGTCGCGGGTTTTCTTATCCAGGGATTGCAACAGAGGCTTTAGAACCCCATCCCACACCTTTCCAGGATTCAACTTTGCCCGACCTGCGAAATATTTAGCCATCTCTTCTTCGCTAACATTGTTAAGGATTGCATCACTAAATCGAACGCTGCTTCGAACAGTGTCGAAGTGCCTAACGTTACGTGCTTTCAAAACAGTCATTTCATTTCTCCAGTTAGTTAATCTTCGTGGGGATAAGGTCTTTGTTTCGAGGCTTATGATCGCCACCGACGTACATCGGATCCTTTTCCACAAAACCAGTTACGACCTGTGGGGTCTTATGAGTGAACAGAGTTTTAGTGCCAGAGAACCCTGGCAGTTTGTTTGCAGGGATATGCATTGGATCTTTGACGACCAGGGCCAATGCCTTCTTAACCACAGCAGGCAGATGTTGGATAGTCCCCGGGCGACTTGTGATTTCATCGGGGGCTGCCTTAGATAATTCTGCGTGTAGATCAGCAATGAGAGATTGAAATCCCATCATTCGAGTAGCAATTCCTTCGATATAGGCGGTGGAAATGGCTGCATCTGCCTCCATTACTTCGGATTCAATTTTCGCCAATTCCTTACAGCGCTTGTCATAGATTGCTTGTAGCTGGACTCCAACAGCAACCGCTTCTTGAGCTGCTGTTTCAGCATTTTCTTGAAGGCGCCTATTGCCATGATCAATATCGAAGTTAAGAATATGTGGTTCTACTTTTTGGCCGGATGCAATTTGCTCGGCCCTGGTCCTAGCTCTTTCCGTTCTAGCAAATTCCCTGCCCGCCTTAAGGTCATCCAATCGCCTCCGGAAGTCGGCTGCTTCTGCTAGGGCTTTTACGAGATTCGCAAGGCTTTGCTGCTTTAGAGTTTCCGCATGGGCCTGGCGATCTTGCGCATCAGCTTTAGCTTTCTTAAAAGGTTCAAGACTTGCTTGAACCTCTTCCAATATTTTCGTTACGTTCATTTAGGCATTTCCTCCAGTTTGAATGTGTGCGAAGACTAATCTTCGGAGTAAGTCATATTTGTACTGGGCTACATCCTCAATGGGGCGAGCCATATATTTAATGATGCAAGGGCTACAGAAACGAACTTGAAACCCTCCAAGTTCAGAACGCAATTTAATGCCTCCCCACCGATTGCATTCGGTGCATTGTTCATTCAGTTCTTCGGGGAGTTCTTCGTTCATTGAGAAACTCCCGACACAAATTCCCTTGTAACTGCTGCGCTCATGCGGGCGATTCTTTCTTGGGAATCTGCAACCAATCTTGCGACTGCACGAGGTTCTTCTGCTCCGTTGATATTGACGGTAGTGTTATGAGCAAGGTTGACTGCTGCAGCACCTCGACGTACATCTTCGGCATCAATGCCATGGCGCTCGTAATAATGGGAAAATACTGATCCTGCCATGCTGGCGTTCTGTGCCATCATCAACGCCCGACCTGCTGATTTCTCTAAGCCGTAGCGTTGGTCGTAATCGACAAATTTAAGTTGGGCCAACGGGTCGTTAGGATCTAACCCTAGATTCTTCGCAAACCTTTCAAAGCCAGCCCAACGTGTTCCACTCCATTGGAATAAGCCTCTGTGCCCTGCATTCTCGGCATTGGGGTCCATGGAGCTTTCCGCGGTAGCATTCGCCACCATTCCAGCAGCCTGAGCAGGAGACCATCCCATTTTTTGAAGTTGTTCCATCGCCCATTCTTGTTTTGGTCCGATGGCTCTTTGTTGGAAAATTCCTTCCTTACGTTGATTCGCAAACCAGTCATGAATATTGGTAGCGATGTCTGCCCATTTCTCAGAATCGTGAAATTGACTATCCCACCAAGTTCCGAGGGCATACCCGAGACCGCCTGCTACACCGACAGCACCCAGCGCACGTAAAGAAAGTAAAGCCCCGATCCCTTTGGCAGCACCACCTATGGCAAGGCCGGCCAGCGCTACACCTAAACTTGTTACGCTTGAAATAAGCCCAGGGAAAACAACGGCAAGTCCAAGCAGAACGGTGCTCCATCCATTAGTCGCTTTATCAAGCTTTACGAGTTGGTCTAGCAGCCATTCCAATTTGGGCGTGAGCTTGTCGAGATAACCTAAAAATGTTTGAAGGCCGTTAACAAAGCTGGTTGTGAGGCGTTCACCATTTTTATCGAACCATGCAGATAATTTGTCGAGGCTCCATCCAAATTTGTTTTGAAGGACATCAATAACTCTTACGCCGAATCCTTCTAATCGGACTTCAAGAAGCTGTAACGAGTTTTCAAATCGGTTTGCATCTTGAGCAGCTTTGTCGAAGTTAGGTCCCAGATTTTTCTTCATCTGGTCGAACATGCTGCCCAATTTAGGCTGCCGTAAAAACCATATCTGATCATCAGTTAGACCGATGGCGTTACCAAGCAGCCGAGCCTGGTAGTAATCCATCTTTTGCATCGCTTCCCCGATGCCTATCAGTGTCTTTACAGGGTCTTTTTCGTCGGCGTGAACGCCAAATAGGTTGAAGACCTGACCGACCCCTGTCCCTGGAGTATGATTTCTAAAAAATGCGGCCAATCCTTCGACGGCCGACAATCCAGTACCGGCACTTGCTCCCATCCTTTGTGCAGCTAAATCAAATGCCTTAAGGGATGAAGCTGAGTTCCCGGTCCTCATACTTGCGAAGTAGAGCCTCTCTAAATTCCCGGCAATTCTAGCTACGGTATATGCAACCGTAGTCGATACAGCAGTGAGGCCGGCCCCTAAACTTAAGACCGTTTTAGTAAGCGATGAAATTCCTTCAGTTACTTTTTTTAAGGCGTACTCGTCATTTTTATAGCCGATACGGACCAGGAAACTTTTGATGATATCGTCGGCCATTTATGCAGTCCCCGCTGCTTTAAGGGACCGGAGGAATTCCACATTTTGGTTTGCAGCTTTTCTCCACAAATCTTCCACGAAAGCTGCAACCGAATGGTCGTTATCGAGGCTGTTATAGAAGTCGACGCAACCACCACATAATTGGTAAGGGACATTTAGTTCCAGTCTTCCACCCAATCGAATAGGAAGTTCACGATTGCATCGGGTGCAGCACTTCATGGTGTTGCTCCCAATGAATCCGCTCTCCAGTCCCACCCGGAGAAGACCCGACCATGCCGGCTAAGGTTGGTGGGGAAAGAACAAGTGAGACCGGAGAGCGAAACTTGGGCGGACAGACCCAAAAGGGCCTGCCCAGCGTACGGTAATGGTTTATACGGGCGTTTCAGGGAGGGGGCATTTGGTACCCTAAAGGTCTCCCCAAAAAATCTAAAAAATTTATGAAGTGATTTTAAAAATGGGCCTGGGCCAGTGAATGCCTGCCCAGCCCAGTTTTTAAGATGTTGAGGCCCCCGGGGTCTGTTATCCCAGGACTCGTTGCACTGTACTGCTGCCGCAGCCGAGTTGCTTCCCAATCTTTCGCATGCCCAATCCTGCAGCCCGTAAGTCCCTGATACGTTGTTCTGTCTTCGCTGAGACAGCAGGTCGTCCGAGATGTTTGCCTTGGGACTTAGCTCTTGCCAATCCTGCATTAATTCGTTCGACGATAACTGATCGTTCAAATTCAGCGAATACACCGGCGACTTGTAAGAATGCACGACCCGCAGCCGACGATGTATCCACTTGCTGTTGATGCAGATACAGGTCCACGCCCTGCTGCCGTAATTCTTCAGTGAACTGAACGAGATGTACCAGGTTCCGGCCCAGGCGATCAATGGACCATGCAGCAACCATGTCGAGCTTCCCATGTGCTGCTGCCTTTGCCAGTCGGTCGAAGGCGGGGCGCTTATCGCGTCCTTTGGCTCCACTGATCCCGTGGTCGATGTATTCCTCAACAATTTCCCAACCGCGTTGCTGAGCAACCCGTAGAAGGTCCTGACGTTGGTTTTCCACTGTTTGGTCAGCGGTGCTGACTCTGAGATAAATTCCGACGCGCTTCGCTTTGGACATGGCCCTGCTCCTGTGGTGACAGCAGGATCATGGCGGGGTTTGGATGCACCGTAAATACTAGCTTTGGTGCAAGCAAAATCATGATCGCTAACCGCCCGATTCCACAGGGCCTGGGCCTGCAGCTTACGGTAGGGATTTCGGTGCAAGGTCACAACAGCCCCGCCAGATACGATATCTGCCATAACCATGTGAGGATGATTGCCTTCACTTTTGCTGGCCCTGCTCAGATACGACCGATGATTCGGGCGGGGCGAAAGTGATCTTAGATAAATCGAACTTTGTGTTACCCAATAGGCTTTGGTAAGTGGCTGCTGCTTCTGCAGGATCAGATATGGGTGTGAGGCTGATTAAGGGGTCGCCAGAATGGACGACTTCAGTGCGAGCCTTACGCGGCAGGACGAAGTCTGCCATCGTATTTAAAATTGTCAGGGCCTTCGCCGGATCGCGCTTAGCAACCCGATCAATCCATGATTGAGCATTCGCTGCGTTGTGATGAACAAACTCATCAAACATTTGCCGAACGCTTTTCGTAATTTTATTTGCTGATCCTTTAGGCCTTCCACCTTTGCTTTTTGGTGTGAGGCGAATTTTTACTTTTTTTCTTTTCCCGCTGTTGTAGTTGATGTTTGCCGAAACAAATTCAGGAACTTTTTTGTACGACGTCTCTTGTGAGTGCATGGCGATGGTTTAGGCTGTTGTTTACTCCGATGTTGTGGTTATGGCGGCTTCCGATGTTGAGTACCATCTGATAAGTGGGCCTGATTCGAATTATTTCTTTCCATGTCCCTTTGCATGTCCTATATGTCCCTTCCCTAGAGGGAAAGGGACATATGTACCCATGGACCGGCAATGTCCTATAGGACATTAAGAGCCATATGTACCCATATAGGACATTCAAGGCTGGTTCTTTAACTGATCCCCTTCGCGCCTTGCTAACCTTCTTTCAATCAACCCTTCGATACTTCTACGAACGCGTTTCTTTCTTACATCAGGGCCTTCGCCTCGCGGCAATTGGTCTTTTACTTTTTCAACAATTACTTCTTCGTCGCTTTCTTTTTCCATAGCTTCAAAAATCAATTTCTCTATTTTTCTTAAACCTTCATTTTTCCTCGCTGTCAAACTTCCATCATATGATTCAGGCTCCATAATAAAGCTCGTGACCGGTCGTCCATGTTTGTCGTTTCGTTCAAGATTGACGCTGCTCGCTATATACTGCAGAGGTGGAAGGCTTGGGGTATCTTTGAATCGTTCCCGAGTAACGTAAACCTGCATGCCCTGCGGGTCAGGCCTTTTAACAACATATTCTGCGTCTGTATTCGCTCCCAATGTATAAGCACCTCTTGCCCGTTGTTGGTTCTCATGGCCGGTATGTGCGACCAATAATACCGTCTGCTCGAATACGTCCCGAAGTTTTACTGCCAACCTGGATAAGAAATGCGCCATCTCTGGATTGTCGTTCTCGTTAAGACCGGGCGAATATTTGGATAGCGTATCTACCAACAGCAGATGAACATCAAACCCTGCATCACCAATAGTGGTGGCAAGTTCTTCTACGATGTCGTTCTGGTTCAAGTTTAAAATCCCTTCAAATACGATAATGTTTAAGTCCCTTAAATCCTTCCCTTGTCCAAAGGTTCGCATCCATGCATCTGCCCGCCGGTCAATTCCTGCGCCTTCGCCTGAT